ACAACTATATCAAAAGGTATTCTTTGTGATTGTAAGTTTCTAAAACCTCTTGAGAATGCCTCTGGTAACGAGATTCCATCAAGGAGAAATTTCTCCTATTTTTTGAAAAATCTGCGTAGGTTTAGTATGCCGCTGAGATCAACCCAGGGTAGTCTAGAGCGCCTCTCGTGTTTCCACTATCAGCAGCAAGCTCAGCAGAATCAAGCTGAACAGGAACCTGCCTGGAGCCTCCAGCGCCCTGACTTAGTGATACTGCCTCGCCACCCCTTATGGTTGAAACGTACTCGCACTTAACGCTTGCGTCTTGTGCTATAACATAGTCGTTTGCGTTAAATGATGTTGATAAAGATTCGAACCAGCAATTATGGTAAGTCTCTATTATTGCGTTGTCTCCGGTTCCGGTTGTCTGATCTATTACAACTATATCAAAAGGTATTCTTTGTGATTGTAAGTTTCTAAAACCTCTTGAGAATGCCTCTGGTAACGAGATTCCATCAAAATAAATTCTGTTTATACGCAAAGATACTTTGTTTGCAGAGCTTGGAACTAATTCTATTATACCATCAGTACCAATTTCAACAACATCTTTTATGCCTCTACTCTGAGAAACTGTGAATGTTTGTATTGCGCCAACTGGCTCATTATTAACCATAACAATTATCTGAGTAGAAAGAGATGTTCTTGTAGTTGAGTCTAAAGTAGATCCTGATTTTGGATATGCTGGCATTTATAAATCCTTAAATATAAGTAACTTCTATTTTAAATAGAAAATTAATAGATTTTTCTATAACTGTATTTATTTTACAAATACCAATTGCTATGAAGCTTGTGCTTCATAGCAATTTCTTTAAATAATATTTATTATATTTATTCAAAGTATTTACTATATACCAACCTCTATATCTATAAAGACGTAGTTCAACGGATATGATGGAGTGAATCTTAAGAATACATTCCATTGTCTTGGATCAACTTTATCTCTCTCAACTCTTACGTTTTGGAATCCTGTTATAAGACCCTGGCTTACTAACGCTGATAGTATTGTTCTAACTCTTGCGTTCATAAGACCTTGTGTATTTTGATCTTCTACTGTTCCAACAAATCCTAATAGGCTATTTCTTAGTACAGATTTGACCCTGTCTCTTATAAACATTATTGAAATTTCTTCGTCTTCAACAAAGCCAGAGTTGCTGCATGTTCTTCCTGCTAAGACTCTGCCTCCACCGGTTATGGGCTGAACAACGGTTGCTCCAACTGCACCAAGCTCATTCAAAGAGAGTGTTTTAAACTGTCTATCTCTAGTTATTGTAAACCCTGATAGCTCCTTAAATGTTAGGGGCGTTGCAACATTTTGTGTTGCAGAGGTAAGACCCGCTGCCGCCGCTGCCATATAGAATCCATGAACAAACTGATTTGATCCATTTACCTGGGTTACGATTCTATCTGGATAGAAGTAGACGGCCCTATTTGAAGTATAGTTATCAGAAAGCTTGTAATTGCTCAAGTCTTCTGTATTTCCACTGAGAACCTCTTCTACATCATCACCCTGGACTCCCTCAAGTACACCGATATCCTCTATTGCAACTTCCTCTCTTCCAACTAGAGCATTTACGGTTATTCCTTCTTGCGCTCCAAAGAAACATAGTCTTTCTTTTCTATTCGCAATAGTGCTCATTGCCTCGCAATGCAAAACCGACGCTCTAAATATAGATGAGATTGTTTGTGTTGGAAGCGGAACTAATATTTGAAAATCAACCGCTTCTAGCTCTTCTAGGGCCTCAAACCAGTTTACATCAAAGAATGACGAATCTCTTTCATCTATATAAGATATTCTTATTCCGTCACCTTTCCTTATTGTTCCGCTTGATATAAGGTCTTTATTTAGAAGAATTTTTGTAGATACATTTGTTGTATCTGAATTGTCTCTTATAAAGAAAAGAGCGTTAACAGAGTTGTTTGCAATCTGATCGCTATCAGTATTGTTTGCCTCAACATATACGGTATTGTTGTTAATAACCTCGACTATTAACAACTCAGCTGTTTTTTCAGTAACAACACCAAAAAGTTGATCAGATACACTGTCAGTTTTTGAGAATACATCACCTGCTGAATTTTCAAGAGATTGTATAACTATAACTCTGCCTACATCCTCTGATGAGAAGTCTACATCAAATGATGTAAAATGACCGCTTGCCTTGTCAATCGTTCCTGATGTTCCCTGGGCAGTTATTCTTGTTGATGTATTAACTACAGTGTATGAATAAGAATAATCTGTGCTTGATACGAATGTATTCTGACCTACTTCGTTATCAAATTGAGAATTATAAAAAGGAACCTTGTTTGGAAAAATCTGAGTCTCTCTACCTGATCTTCTAATAAAGAAGTTTACACTTGTATTTGCATCTGGTCTTCCCGCAATTAAGCCTGATCTTGGAGCAGGAATCATGAGGGTTAGGTCATCTAACTCACAGTCTCCGGCCGTTCCTCCGCAAGCAGGAAATCCGCCTATGCCCGAAGATGATCTTTGCTCAAAGAGTGTAACTGAGGTTCTTCTTGGGATTGATGGCTTACACTGTATTGCGAAAACTCCAGGAGCCCCATTTTGGAAAGCTAGCTGTGCGCCTAGCGACAATGTGTTGTTTATACTTGGACTTCCATGCTTTTCATAAAGATCTCTTGCGGACGTAAAGAATTCAGGGTCGTTTAGATTTTGCTCCGCAATATATCTTACTTCTAATCTATCCCCAGCCTTAAGTATTCTTGATCTTACGTCGATAAAGAACTTATCGCCTACCTCGAATGGTGTTGAACCAGGAACAATTCCAAGTAGTAATACCGAATTTGTCTCAAGAAGAGCAAATGTTAGATTCGCTTCTGCGACACCAAGAGAAGGGTCTTCGTCTGCAGTCATATCAGGTAGCGATATAGAAAGATCCTCAAACAAAGCAATTCTAACTCTTCTTGTTGAAGTTACTGCAGTAATAACATACATGCCAACTGACTGACCTGAGCATATAAGCAATACCTTGCCAACATCCCTTGTTGAGAATGACCCGTTACCATCGTTGTATGGTGCAGTATAATCCTGCATAAATAGATCTGTTGCTCTTATCTTCCAATTTACACCTCCCGGTGTAACTTCTGATGGCAAAGTATCGCTTTGTACAGTTAC